CAATCTTGAACGCGAAACCGAGGACGGTTTTGTATTTACTGCGCATTATACGGTTGCCGCCAACGATGGCACGTATGCCAGTTCGGCGTATGGATCTATCGGCTTCCAGCGCCCCGATAACCTCATCCCCTTCGCTGACCTCACCGAAGAGCTGGTGATCGGCTGGGTGAAGGAAGCCCTCGGTGGCGATGAGAAGGTTGCCGAAATCGAAGCCGCCCTCCAAAAGCAGCTCGACGAACAGCACAGCCCCACCGTCGCACCGGGACTGCCCTGGAGCTGACGCTACGATAGAAGTAACGCGCTAAGGCAATGGCAGTACAGCCCGGTACCTACAACATTTCGTTGCAGCGCCGGGCTGATTACTACGTCACGCTGCAGTTCAAGGATGCGACCGCAACAGCGATCAACCTGACCGGCTGGACCGTAGAAGCGCAAGCCTGGAACCAGCAACGCACCACCAAGTACGCCGACTTTGCGGTTGAGTACACAAACCGCGCTACCGGCACAGTCAAGATCAGCCTGACAGACACGCAAACAGCATTGCTGCCAAACGAAGCGTATTACGACGTGCTTTTGACTGATACTGCTGGCATCAAGGAGTACTACCTTGAAGGAGTCCTGTACGTCTCCGAGGGCTACACGGCATGACAAGCGTTAACGTCACGACAACCGCCAACACCGTCACCGTCTTGGACGATGGCGAAACTGTTGTGGTAACAACCGGCAATATCACACAAGCAACATTCGATGCGCTGCTGGCGCGTGTGACGGCTTTGGAGAATGTAAATTATCTCCTGCTGGAGGATAACTGATGGCCGTCAAGGCTAAAACTGGCACTGGCCGCATCGAGCATCAAGCGGGCAAGCCCAAGCTCACGAGGCAAGGGAACGGGAAGCGCAGTAAGCCGCGCGGCACTCGGAAGCTTCGTAAGGGGCAAGGCCGCTAAGCTATTGAGGTAGCCAATGCTGCCATGATTGAAGTCATAGCCGCAGTGGCCGGCGCGTCTATCACCGTTGCTGCGATGGGAGCGGCGGGATTCAGTCGCAAGTCAGACGAAGCTCGTGATGCGGTCATTCGCCTCACAAGCGCTGTTGAACATATTGCCACACAATTAGAAGTATTACATTCAGACATTAAAGAGGATCGAAAGGAATTTTTTTCTCGTCTTAATACCGTTGAGCAAAGGGTCTCTAAGCTGGAAGTACGTCCACCATCCTGCTAAGCCATGGACTTTATTCATCATCCGGCATTTTGGATTTGCGTAGCGGCTGCGTCTGAGCTGATCGCTCTGTCGCCGCTTAAGGACAACAGCATTATCCAGTTGGTGTTTCACGCCCTCCGCGCCATCAAAGGAAAAAAGCTTTAGGCAAAAGGCGGCTGGACAGCGCCGAACGCGAGTGGCACGCAGCCCAACCTGCTGAGCCAGAGCCCGTCATCGTGCATCACGAAATTGATGACACGTTGCAAACCGGTGAGAGCCGCCTCCTTGGTGGCGCAATGAGCATTCACGCCCCTTGGACTAATGACGCAAAACAAAATCCGCCTGCTTGATCTTTTTAAGTATTACAAAGCATTGCCGCATCAAATGTCGGCACTGACCGAGCTTGAGGAAGCAATCAATAAAGCTAACCCTCACATCCTCGGTCGTGATCAAGCCTGGTTCAAAACCTGGAGCCAAGGCGGCAAGCAAGGCGATTACGCTCCTGCTTTCAAGCTGATCAAAGAATTCGAGGGTTGCCATCTCACCGCATACCCTGATCCGTTGTCCGGCGCAGAGCCGTACACGATCGGTTATGGCACCACGCGCTATCCCGGTGGCCGCTCGGTCAGTCGCGGCGACAAGATCACCGTGATCGAGGCCGATATGTTCATGCGGACCGAGGTCGATCAGATTGCAGAAAAAGTTGGCAAGACAGTGCCGTTTTGGTCGGAGATGACGGATGGACAGCAGTCCGCATTGGTCGACTTCGCCTATAACCTCGGCAGCGGCTTCTACGGCTCCGCTGGCTTTGAGACCATCAGCAAGCGTCTGCGCGAACGCGATTGGAATGCAGTGCCGGCTGCATTTGAGCTTTATCGCAATCCAGGCACCAACGTTGAAGCTGGCTTGTTGCGTCGTCGGCGTGCCGAAGGAGCGCTATGGCGTGAAAGTCTGCCGAAGCAGCCCGAGATTCAGCAGGATCCGGCCAAGCTGACGCCGAAATCACCCTTCAGCGCTCGACTGACGCCGCACATTCGGCTGGGTGAGTTTGCGCTTGATCAGGAAGACCGTCGATTTACTGCTCAGCACCAAGTCGATACAGCAGCAGAGCTGGCGGCTTTCCTTGAACGCGCTCGTTCGGCATTCGGCGGCAAGCCAGTGATCATCACTTCAGGCTTCAGACCACCTGCAATTAACGCATCGGTTGGTGGGGCTTCTGGCAGCGAGCATCTGTTCAACGCGCCTGGGGTGGGAGCGGTTGACTGGTATCTGGAAGGAGTAGATATTTACAAATTGCAAGAATGGTGTGTGCGTGAATGGCCCTATAGCACTGGCCTTGGCGCGCCTAAAAAATTTATTCACACGGGAATTCGTGCAGGCCGTCCTAGGCTGACTTGGCCTTACTGATCTTGCATGATCCTCCACGACACCGAAATCCTGCGCCTTATCAAAGAGGAGCGGATGATCGAACCGTTCGAGTCTGAACTGCTGAATCCAGCGTCGCTTGACCTCAGGCTTGGCGACAACATCATGGTAGAAGTGGAGCACACGCCAGAGTTACAGCTTCAATCGATTGCTCACTGCAGCGCTGAGAATCCCTATTGGCTGGCGCCGGGCGAGTTTGTGCTAGCGGAAACCCGCGAAACATTCAACATGCCTAATGACGTGTGCGGAATGTTTTGCCTTAAATCTAGTCGTGCGCGTGAAGGCTATGAACACAGCCACGCTGGCTACGCAGATTGTAATTGGGCTGGAAGTAAGCTAACTTTAGAGTTAACTAATGCTCGCCGTTTGCATTCTCTTCCGCTATACCCTGGCCTGAAAATTGGTCAGATGGTTTTCGTTATAACTGCCGGAATCCCTGATATTGACTACAGAAAAGTTGGACATTACAACAATCAGGCTCGCGTGATGCCAAGCTGGGAGCAGCCGGCCTAGCTACCCTGTAACCGAGCTCGGACTCGCCCCCATGATGCACCAGATCGATGGCGTCGAACTGGTTAGCAAAAAGGTTACAAAACAACGATTTCGCGCTTCTATATTCGATGCTTGGCATGATTGCTGCGCATATTGCGGTCGTCATGCCACCACGATCGATCACGTCAGACCAAAGGCGAAAGGCGGGCTCACGGTTCCTGAAAACTGCGTGCCCGCCTGTCTTTCTTGCAATGCTTCCAAAGGCCACATGTCACTGTGGACGTGGTGGACAATGCAGCATCACTGGAGCTGGCATCGTGCGCAACAAGTTTATGAATGGATCACTGGCATCGGTTGCCCTTTAAGTGTTCAATATAAATTTGCGCCTGCCATAGATCATTGGCATAGCGACAGATAGCGCCACCGGGCATGCAAGCTGCATAACGCACTTCGCCAATGCCGGGCTCTTCGCCGATCTCAATGTAAAAGCCTTCGCCGCAATCAATTGCCCCTGTAGGCACTGCAGTCTCGTGCGAATCGGCCACCGGATGCTCTCCCTTCTGGAAAACCTAAATCACATTTTGCCGCAACTGCCTTCCAGTGAATGCACTGCTGACAATACGGATGACTGTCGTCGATCGCACGAGCATCAGCGTAGAGCTGTTCGGCTTCTGGTACGGCAAGTTCGAGTGTGGCGGCACTGAGCGGTAAATCAAGCTTGCCCGTTTTGGTTTTAATACGCACCCGCCAGCCGAGTGACGCTTCGTAAAGCACCATCCGACCAGCGTGGTAACGCAAACTTGCCATTCCTACACGGGTATTTCCCGGAGTTTAGAGATCAAGTCATCAATTGTCCCATCATTTGTGATAAAGCGATCAAAGCCGTCGTAGCCATCAAGACTGCCCTCGCTGGCGTGACCGTGTTCGCGTAGCACATTAGGTCGCTCGATGTACCACATTTCACCACCCAGCAGCTTGATCATTGCTGCTTCGTTGGGGAAGCGCACGTCATCAGCCACCACAGCGGAATACTGCTGAGCGCGACCTTTCCAGCAGCGCACCCAGATTTCGGGATGAATGCACTGCCGACCCCACTCAGTGCCGAGCGTTTGCAGCATATGCCGCACGCTCACGCCAGCATCACCGACAACCACTTGCTTGGCTTGGTGGACAAGATAATTCGCCCCATGTTTGTCGTATCCCAATGCCTCAAGCATCGGAATCAACATCAGCTTGAGAGTCTCAGCGAATGGCACGATCACATAACCGCGCTGCTCAAGCTCAAGCGCAACAGTTGACTTGCCCGACTGCGGCGCCGGGCTGTAAAGGCCAATGATTTTTTGCATTAAAGAGTACCGGCTGAAATGTGGCCGGCGCGCATGATCTCAGCGGTGTCGTTTTTGAACCGCTCCCACAGCCCGGTATAAGTACCGCGCAGGCCAGGCTCTTCGTTGTCGCGATCGTACAAGTCGTACAGATAATCCATGAAATCAGCTTTGCCGTTTTCGATTTGCCATGGCTTCAGCTCGTCGCAAAGCATCTCGACGGTCAGGGGACGGCTCACCCCAATGAACGACTTTTCCATCAAAAAACCAAGGTTTGAAATACGTGTCGACACCCCAGGTCACGGCGTGGACACCAAAAGAGCCCACGCCTGCACTTGGCAGGTACACCTATCGTTGGGCGTCAGGTGCATGGTAAAGGCGTTCAAGCTGCATCGAGGCAGGTTCCTCGAAGTCTTCATCTTCGACCTCAACGGCCCAAGAGTCAGAAGGATCAGAAATCGTCCAAGTCACAGGAGAGCCATGCTGCTTGACGACAATTGCGCCAACCCGAGGCGAGCGCACGATCCAACGGATAATCGCCGCCTCAATGGGGTTCAAGAAGGGGTGGCTTCGCATAATTCGTTCTGAAGTAACAGTACGGAGCAGTCGCTGGCATATTCTGACCCACCCTCCGGCAGGCCGAGGCCGCAGCGACCGATCCAGTGCAAGCATGACGCACATGGACCGCCATTGTGCGCAGGCTTATATTTCTGTAACCGAGACTTAAGAGCGCGTTCGGCTTTGCCTGCAGCGGTTTGCTTGTAGCAATTTGGACACTGCAGCAAGCTGGTGGTCATGCGACCGCAGCTTACGCAGGGTCGCGCATTCTTAGAGACTGCCATCGGGGAAGGTGACGCGACGATAAGAAGGCAAGCGAATGATTTTGGGCTCACCTCGTTTGTGCTGCGCAGCGCCCTGCGGCAGCTCAATTTCAACAGTGAATGTTTTGTAACCGCATTTCAAGCATTTGCGATGTCTTGTAATGGATTCGCTGGTGTCTCTAGCGGTATGCGTAACGCGCATTTCATAGTGATCGCAGCTAGGGCATCTCACCAAATGCCGCCTCCGCGATGACTGGGAACTGTTCGGCAAAGATGTCGCGGCAGGCGATGGCGATCTCTTGGTGCTCTTGCTGGGTGCCGTTCGAGCTGCGGAGCTGTATGTAATGAATCCACGATCTCAATGTGGAATGCATGTACAGCGTCGTCGGCGTGCAAAGCGGCAAAATCCGGCGTGCGGTTTCCTTGGCAATGCCCTCTTCGAGCATCTGCTCGTACAGGGTGAATGAACGCGCGATCACATCGCTGGTTCGCTCTGCCCAGTACTCCTGCATCTGAGGCTCTAGCTCATCGATACTGTTCTGCCGGTTGCTGTGATCTTGCAGTCGTTGGTGCGGTGCGTCGGCTATGTCGGTTTTCGAATAGCGCGTTGAAAATTCTTGAAACGCAAACGAAGAATGCCTCAAAATTTGCGCTGCAATGTCGCGTTCAGTGTCAATTTGCACGCACATGGTCGCCATCTGAAATGGTGACCAATGTTTGTGCTTAATCAGGTAACGCAGCAGTCGAGGCGCGGTCTCGTCATTATTCTGATTCGCTGGATTGGATACGCGCGCCATCCGCACGATCAGCTTCTCCGCATCCGGCGTGCAATGCACCAGAGTCACGCGGCTCATTTTACGACCTCCACCTGAGCCAAGGGCCAGCGTGCAGCCGCATACTGCTTTGCTTTCGTAATCGATTCTGCGGGAATACTGAATTTCATTGGCCTTGCGCCTGGTTGCTTTACCATTAGAAGGAACATTTTTGTTTTGACACCTGCTGGCGCCCTGCTAATCCCTTCTCCATGCTGTGTCTTGCCAGCATCTTCCTCGATCCAGTGCATGATGAAAAATGGAATGGATTAGAAGTAACATTTCGCCCGAGCAGGAGCTGCAGCATGAGCTCGCTGCTCGTTCGATGACGGAGCGTGAGGCTAGCCTCTACCGCTCTTGTGTGATGTACCAAGACCTGCTGCAGCAAGCGGTCTGGGAAATCATGCGCCTTGAGCTGGCACTTGAAGATCAGCAAGGGCCAGATCCCTGGCTTCAGCCTTGATCTCATCAAAAATTGTTTGACCAAGCTCTTCAACCAAGAGCTCATCCAGTCGCTGCTGGTAAACAGTCACAAAGCTGCTCGGCTGAGCGGTAGGCGTCGAGGAGTCCATCACCTGCTTCACCTGCGTGGCAAACGCAACGCAGATACGACGCTTCTTCTTAACGCGATGAATCCAGTCTTTATCGGCTGGGATTCCCGATGCTTGCGCTGCTACTTGCGCTTCATTGACCTTATCGTCCATTGCTTGGACGGCGATCACTAGCTCTGCATGCAGCTTGCGCGCATCAGCGGCAGATAATTCGTGGATTTCATGCAGCGCAACTTGACGCTCTAGAGACTTGCTGTTGAAGGTAAATTCCATAATTTCGCGAAGTAAGGGGCGACTAAGGCCGCCCCAGGTTGACTAGAAGGGCAGATCATCTTCGATGGTCGAGACTGCACCGTTAAATGCAGTCGCAACCTGTTGCGCAGCTTGTTGCACCACAGCGGGAGGTGCGGCTACGGGAGCGGGGGGAGAGACAGAGGCCGCAGAAGGTGCGGGCTTTGCTTGCGTGGGCACGATGCTCCACATTTCTGCCGTGACGACAAGCTGAGTTTTTTGCTCGCCAGTGTTGCGATCAGTCCAGCGATCTGTCTTCACTCGACCAGTCACATCAATCAGTGCCCCTTTCTTGCACTGATCCGCGAATTGAGAAGCCGCTTCACCCCAGATCTCGACCTTGAACCAGTCAGGCTCTTGGCCATCATCCTTTTTGGCACCAGGCTTATTGATAGCCATGGTTGCGTTCGCAACACAATTGCCCGATTCGAAATAGCGAATTTCGGGATCACGACCCAGGCGGCCAATAAAGCGATGAACACTGGCTCGAAGCACAGTAGCGATAATTTCGTTCATGGTGATAGTGGATTAACCGGCCGCAGACACGGCTTGATTTTTGGGCTTCCGACCACGCTTCGGACGTAATGCATCCTCAGGGGTTTTTGCAATGCACATCACGTAACAGCCATCGCCATCAGTGTTTTTGCGCATTGAATATCGCAGCTCACCGTCTCTCGACATCTGGCTGACGACTTGGGCGATCGTGGTCGGCTTGTACCCATCACCCGTTTCCGAATTATAGAACGAAACGGAGATCGCGTCACCCACCTGCATGGCAAGGATTTCGTCACGCAAAGGGCTGGTCTTGCTGCGACGAGCCGTGCGACTGCGCACCTCGTCAACGGACATTTTCTCGAACTCCGACATAACGCAAAATAAAACGAACTCGATAAACAGATTACACTCTTGCGTCGATTGCAGCAACCAATTGCGCATGCTCGCCGCTGGTCAGCTCGCCACTAGCAGCAAGCTGATCAACCCGCTTGCGCATCGCTGGCATCTGATCTGGCGTTCCCTGTTGAATTGCCGTCCACGCAGTTTGGTAATACCCAGTCGGCTGCAGCTTTTGAATCAGCTTTCGCCGCTTTGGTGGCTGCCACTCGCAGATCACCTCTTCGCGGATATCGGGGCTGCCGAACACGCGGATGCACGGTTCATTGCGCCTTTTCGGGAACGGCATGATGTCCGTCGTTGCATACAGCGTCACGCGCTTGCCAATCCACTGCTGCACATCGCTGCCAAACATTGCGCGAATTGCAACAGCATTCACCTTCGGCAGCACAAGCTGCATTGCAGTCTCAGAGAAGGTCATCAAAACCTTGTCCTCAACTCCGTTCTCACCTTCGATCTGCTCCCTGGCAACAGAAGCAATCGTGTAAGTCGCTTTGCCGTTAGGAATCAAACCAGCCTTCAAGAAACGGCCGGGATACAGCTCATCAAAATTCATTCGAGGCCCTCCAGTTCAAGGTCATCAGCATCGGTCGCATTAGCAGGATCATCTGCATGCGCCCAACGTGGTACATCCATCTCAACCGTGCCCCACGATGGCCACAGGTCAGATTCCATGCAGCGCTTCACTGCAACGATTGCTTCTTCGCGCCTGCGATGGCCTTCCTCGACCAGATCGGGGCTGAGCACGTTGACGCTGATGTTATGAGGCCACTGCCACTCATACGCGATGAGGATGCAGGTATGCGGCGGTTCACCGTAACGATCAGCCCAGCCTGCGCTGTAATGCGCAATCTGCAAGTCATACGCCAGCGAGTACGACTGCGCTGCAAACATTCGGGGACTCGCGGACCGTGCCTTTTTAAGGTCCACAAGAATCCCGCGATCAGGATGCTCCACGTCTGGTTTATACCGGCAGTCGACATCCATTTCGCTGTCATGCCAGAAGTGTGGCTCCTGTCCTTGGCCGTCCCTGAGAAGCGGGGCAGCGTCAGGATCACGCATCAGCGCTTCCACGATCTTCAGCGCGTTGTCCTCCCAGTCGAGGGTGATCACCTCGCGACCAGCGGCTTCGGCTTGGAACTCGGACCAGATCGCTTTTCCCTCCTTGGTTCGCCGATCACACTGAGGCGCAACGAGGTACCGCTTCGAGTACTCGGCAGGCTCCGTGATCAAGCAATCCACCAGGCTGCCCTGACGCATTGCATCCGTAGGCAGGAATGGTTTGCGGTCTGGATCGACGTGCTTGGCCCAGTAGTCACGCGGGGTGCCACTGATAATCGTCTTGAGCTTCGACGCCGACAGCGCCGGATGTGAGTGGTAATCAAACACGGTGAGATAAGTCGCGAGCGAGCTTTAAGTTTTCAAGCGAGTGACGGAGCGCAAGAAATGACTCCGCCATACCGTCTTGCCAATAAATCCTGCCGAGCACCTGATCAAGCTGGTCTCGGATCGGGACCAATGCGTCTCGAAATTCCTCTGGAGTCATAAGTGGATAAAGGTACTTATAAAGGCTACCATAGCCCTACACGAATTGTCTAGCCCCATGGCCGACCCCTTCGACCGCGAGCTGATCTACTTCATGCATCGTGGTGGCATGAGTGGTGCCGCGATCGCGCGAGCACTGCAAGTGCCCTACAGCCGGGTTTTGCGGACGCTTCGGCCCCCAGTGTCGAATGACGCCCGCAACGATGAAACAATTCGTGATCAAGTAGCTGAGCAGAATCATGAGCCGGATCAGGGCAACCCGGTCTGACTCGCGGCTACAGGGGGTCGCTTTTTCACCCAGCGCTTTTGCGAGCAGCCTCCACACGGCGGATACCAGTAATCAGGTAAGCGTAGTCTCGCGTTTCAGTAACGCTGGTCTCGGCGTCGCACACGTCGCACTTGCCGATCCAGCTACTGCTGCACCCAACGCTATAAACGCCGTATTTGGTGCCGCAGTCCTTGCAGCACTTGTAGGCGTTGCGGAGGCGGGCGATGAGGTCGTCAGTCATAGCGATTCAAGCTCTTCCGCAATAGATAAAAGTGGATACAACGCATATCCAATAGCGTAATGGGCTTCGTTGTCTAGATGAGTTAATTTTTCGTCAGTGCTAATTAAGATTACTGCAGCACGCAGAACAGCAGCTACTGAGGCTTCATCATCAATGTCAGCGTCGCGGTAAGCATCAAGCACTGCCTGCGCAGCGGGTGAGAGTTCAGTCATAGAAGTGAGGCGGACTTAAAGTGGTAAATCCAAAAAGCCGTAATGGCAACAGTGATAAGTGCTTCAAGCATGGTAGTGATGTTGACTAATCGGGCAGGGATTCAACAGCGCGGCGGATGATCTCAAAATCCCAAGTCATCTGACTCGCCTGCGTGTGCTCATTGGCGAAGAACCTACCTAGCGCCTGTTTCGCCTGCTCCTTCAAGCTCAGCGGCTTGGGGCGACGAAGATCGCAGAACTCCTTAACGTCTTCAGGTTCCCATGCAGCGCAGCGTGCTAGGTACTCACAGCACGCCTCCAGCTCTTGATCAGCGCCCCAGCGGGCGGCTTGGGTGGCGATGTAGCCAGCGATGCCAAACTCGTCATCTTCTGGGCTGTCCTCCAGCCACTCCTGCACCAGCTCCGGCGGCGGGGTGATCGGGTGTTCAGTCATCGGTTGTAGGAAGCGAAGGGCCTAGTCGCTCCAAAGCGCACAACATGCACCAAGTGCCTTCATGGCCAAGGATGTTGCTGCTAATCGTGTGAGGGTGAGTGCCGTGCTTAGGGCAGATGACCTTCGGAGGCTGATAGACCGCCCAAGGTTGATTAGTGATTCGAAGCTCAGTTGTCATCAGCTTTCTCCAGGTTGGAAGCAGTCTGCTCAGCCCACGCCATTAGGTCACGGACGCGAACCATCTGGCTGCCTTCTTCTGGTCCTTCAGCGACACGCCAATGACAATCGGCAGTGTCTTTGATTGCGTTGATGATGACAGCACGGATCAGTTGTGCTGCTGTTGCGTGGAATTCTTTGAGCTTGTCTTTAGTCATGACGAAGAATTGAAATTACAGAGAATAATGTGCGCAATAACAGCAATGCTGCCGGAAACAACAACAAGCCAAATAAATGCGTCATATGGAGGGCCGGAGCGAGACACAATCAGCGTTCCCAGTAGTGGTAAGCAGAATCAAGCAGCCAGCAATACTCCAAATAGGCAACCTGCCATTCGAGTTCACTATCGAACATATACCGCCAACTCATTCCAACTCCTCCAGCATTTTTGCAATATCAGCGTCTTTAAGCCCCCTGGCGATACCGATCAATAATGAATAAATAACAGTTCCAGGGAAGAACAATTCCAGGATCCCAGCCGCAAACAACATCAAGCGACCCTTGAAGCCGATCGTATCAGCACATGTCTTCGCGAATTCACTCGCCTTGCTCATGCCGCCACCTCCCGCACGCCAAACGCCAACTCAGTCACCTTGGACTCTCGCATCTTTCGCAGCCAGCGCCGCTGCTCACCGTCCCACCGGAATCCAGCATCCTTAGCCCTCTGCCGGTCGTCGTAGCTCACCATCGCCATATACAGCCGCTTCGGCTCCAGCGCAGTGGTCAACAGCAACTCCAGATCAGGCTCACGCTCCATCACCTGCGCCAGGTAAATGCAATCGGTCAACGCACGGTGTGCTGCCCAAACAGGCACCCCATACGCCAACGCAAGGTGCGTCACAGCAGGCCGCGATCGAGTGACACGAGGCCACTCCACATCCTCCATCGTGCAAATCCACTGCTGCTCCAGCGCGGGCAGTGAACCGTGGCCGAACCACTGCCGATCGAAGTCAGCGTTATGCGCAACCACATAATCTGCCTGTTTTGCCATCGCGTAGAAGTACTCCATGCCGGCCCTGGCAGCTTGTGGGCGCTTCGTCAGCTCTGCCCTGATGCCATTGATGTGCGCAACCGGATTCTCATCCGTTGGCAGCAAAAACGAGCACTGCCC